TATCTGCTTCACAAAATAAATTTGAGAATATAGATATTAAAAAAGATGAGGTCACATTATTAATACAAGATTGCGGAATATCAATACTTGATGTTTTATTATTCAATACAGACCAATATATCAAACAATTATATATAACTACATTTCGAATAGGTAAAAAAGATTTAGATATTTTAAATAAACTAAAACAAGTTAATATCATAGGCGATATAACTTTATTAATAAGTGATAGTGTTAGAGCAATGACTAAAGGGGCTTTTAATCACATTGAATCTTTAGGATTTAATTTTAAAGAGTTAAATACGCATACTAAAATGATGTTTATTGAAAAGGAAAATGGAGAGCGAGTTAATTGTTTTTCATCAGGAAATTTCAATCCGGACGGTAAAATAGAACAATTAGAATTTAATTATAATAAGAATGAATTTTCATTTTATGAAGATTGGATTAAAAATATATAATTATGGGCGGAGGGAAAGGCAATATTAAGCCAGAAGATGGAAGGCAATTTAGTTCTGAATATCAGCCCCAAGAAAAATGGACTGAAACAAAAGCTCTTGAAGTAGGGAATAAGTTAATTGAATGGCTTCATGAAAAAGATGCTGAAGGTCAAGACAAAGGGAATATATTTTTTGAGGAATTTTTGTATTTAGAAAATAATTATTACTCGGAATTGATAGCATATTTAAGCAAAAAATTTACCTCGTTTTTAAAACTAATAGAAAGAGCTAAGAAAATTCAAGAAATAAAATTATATAAATACGGGGTAGGTGATAGATTAAACGCTAATATGACTAAGTTTGTTTTAATAAACGAGCATAAGAAAGTTAGTGATAATAGTAAATTAGAGCACTCAGGAGAGATAAATCAAACTACACAATCAGACCTTTCAAAATTAAGTTTAGAAACATTAAAGAAAGTACAACAAGAATTATTAAATAATGGAGATAAATCTTAGAGATGTACAGATAGAACTTTCAAGGCGTGATTTTTGGGAATTTTGTAAGACTTTAGAGCCTGATTTTTACTTTGAATCTCGAACGCATTTAAAAGTTTTATGTAATATACTAAACGATTTCTATTATAATAATTTATATAAAGACACAGGAGAGGCATATAGTAAGTTGATGATTAGAATGCCTCCCCAACATGGTAAGAGCAGGACATTAGTAAATTTTACTAAATGGGCATTAGGCAAGAATAACGAAGAACGTATAATTACAGGAAGCTATGGAGATTCACCAGCTACAGATTTTTCAAGATACACAAGGGATGGTATTAATGAAGTTGCTAACACGTTAAATCAAATAGTATTTTCAGATATATTCCCAACAACAAAAATTAAACAGGGTAACTCAAGCGTTCAAAAATGGGCTTTAGAAGGTCAACATTTTAATTATTTGGGCGTTGGTTATGGTGGTGGAGTTACCGGTAAAGGTGCAACGCTTAGGATTATTGATGATTTAATAAAAGATTTAGAGGTTGCTTTAAATTCTGTTGCATTGAATAAGATTTGGAAATGGCTTGCAGGTACATTTTCAAGTCGTAATAGTGCAGAAGGTGGAGAGGTTAAAGAGATATTTTGCGCAACTCTTTGGGGTGAGGATGATCCACAAGCAATTCTAGAACGTACAGAGGGTGAAGAGTGGTATATACTAAGCATGCCAATTTACAACGCTGAAACAAACATAATGCTTTGTGATGACTTTATGAATTTAAAAGCATTTGAGAAGCTTAAGAAAAGAATGCTTATTGATAGTAAAACATCATTAATATTTCATGCCAATTACTTATGCGAGGCTATAGGAGATAACGAAAGTAAAGTTTTTGCTAAAAGTTCGCTTCAATACTATGATAAGTTACCGGATGAGGAATATTTTACAATTGGATTTGCAGACCCGGCAGATGAGGGCGATGACAATTTTTCAATGCCTATCGCTAGAGTTTACGGTAATTATGTTTACCTTGTCGATGCTTTATTTAATCAAGATAATTTAACAATTCAGGAGCCGCGAATGCAAGATAAACACAAAGTACATAGGTTCGGTAAGATGATTATTGAAACTAATAATGCAGGGGCTTATTTTGCAAGAAGGGTAAGAGACTTAATGCCGGACTTAGAAGTGTTCGGTAAATGGTCTAAGGCAAATAAAATGGCTCGTATAATACAATATGCTGGACTTGTTAAATTATATTTTAGATTCCCTAATAACCCTACCCCAGAACTTGAAAAACTAATGATTCAACTATGGAAGCTTAAGAGCTCAGATAAAAAGGATGATGATGCAGGTGATAGTGTAAGCGGTATGTGTGAGCATTTAGAAAAACATTATGGATTGTTTAACGAATAAAACTAAATATGGCTAAATTAAGTGAAGAAGAATTAAAAGCTAAAAAGAAATATCATAAAAAGAGATATAAATTTTATTCTCAAAAATTAGAATCGTTAGATAAAAAAGATAAAAGAATAGGTTTTAAACACTATGATTAATTAAAACTAAATTATTATGAAGTTAACAAAACAAGAATGTCATCACTTAAGAATTATTTATAGTAAATTAATGGAATTAGGTGAGTGTAAAGACTCTGATTATATGAAAGAGCTTCGAAGAATAGTTAACAAAGGGAATCAAGGTGACAAGATTGAAAAAGGAATGAATGAGAGTAAACTTCCAAAATATCAAGATCCACCACCACCACCACCTCCAAAAGGTAGAAATATTAAAGAAGGTGGGCGTGGTATGTTTGATTTGATAACTAAAGATTTAAACGCTAAAGCTAACTTATTAAACGCTTACGCGAGATTATTAGAATACGATATGTTAGCCATAAAGCTTAGAGGATTAATAAATAATGCTATTAATGAATTAATTAAACCTAAATAATATGATAGTAATAATCGACACTCATATAGATAAGGCATACCATTCAAAACATATATATAAAGCAGCTGATTTAATAGGCGTTCACAGAAACACTGTTTCAAGATGGATAAACGGGGGTAAGAAGAAAGAAAAATACAATCATTTTAAAGCATATTTTGAATCCGAAGAACTGTAAATGGTGCAGAACTCCCGGCTGAATGCAACAATAAATATGGCATACAAATAGCATACATCACTTAACATAACAAATTAGTATCTTTGCATAAACACATTTGCAAATGAGCGTTTGGAATTTTAAGAATTTATTTTCAAGTAACAAAAACGGAATAAGTAGAGATGCTTCTACTCAAAGCCATTATCAATTCTTAATAGACAAACCAGCTTGGCTATCACTTTCTAATCCAACACAATTAAGACAGGCAGTTCAAGACAACCCCGTACTAAACGGATGCATTTCTATTCTTGCACAAGCTGCAAGTAATGGAATTAAATACTTAACCGATTTAGAAGGAAATGAGATTCCTTGGAGCGATAAGCGGCCAGCAGTTCAATCGGCTAAAAAGTTATTTGTTGACAGACCTAATCCTTTACAATCTCCTTACGAATTTAATTATGAGCGTTATTATTACCTAACTGTTTTTGGTAATAATTATGTATTTATGAATAATCCGTCAAACTTACAAACTGATATATTAACAGTAAAGTCATTAATGAACTTGAATTCTGAGTTCGTAACAGTAAAGCAGACGGGGAAATTATTCGATCAGATTTCTATTGAAGGCATAATATCCGAATATGTTTTAACAAATTATAATCCAGTAAAGCAATTTGAAACAAATAAGATAATGCATTTTAACGAGCTTAACTTATCAGGTGTTGGCTCATCAATAATGGGTTCATCAAGGTTACAATCACTTTCACTTCCAATTGAAAACACACAATTAGCATTCGAGGCAATGAATGTTATATTGAAATCAAGAGGGATGCAAGGTATAATTAAAACAGCAAGCAAAGATGGAATGGGAACGCAAATAGGCGTATCTAATGATATCAAGAAAGAAGTTGAAAATAAACTAAAAGATGGATATGGTATTTTAGATAGTCAAAAACAGTTTCTTATTGTTAATGCTGATATCGAATATATAAAAACAATAATGAACTCTGAAGAATTAGGAATTTATAAAGAGTTTCAAAATAACGCTATGATTATTAGTAATGGCATAGGTATACCGCCCGAATTATATAAGATAAGTACAAATGGGTCTACATTTAATAATCAATCGCAATATGTTAAAAGCTTATATCAAGATAGAGTTATTCCTTTAGTTAATAATGACGATAAAATAATAACTGATAGATTAAGATTATTGGATTATGGAATTCAATTAAAAACATCATTCGACCACATTCCAGCAATGCAGGAGTCATTCAAGGAAGAAGCGATCGCGCTTAATATGAATGTTAGAAGTGCCGAATTAGCTTACAATGCTAATACTATTTTTTTGAATAAATACTTAGAAATAATAGGACTCGAAGGAATAGGAGTTGAGGGAGATGTTTATAAATATGAACGCGATTTAATAACAACACCTAAATCAGAAGAAAATGGAACACAAGAAGTTGAATAGAGACTTTATAAAAAAACTTAAAGACAATAAGTTAAAGAAGCTGGAAGATAAAGAAGTGATTAAAAAATAATAATATGATACACTGCAAAGAATTAAATAGAGATTTTACAACTAAAAAAGAAATGTTTTCTGCTTTGGTTGAAAATAAAGATACTTTGATGGCTCAGAAGAAAGCTGTTAAGAAAGAGGTTGATTGCGGCGTTGTCATTACTCCTATTATTGTACGAGATAAAAATATAGAAGCTAATAAAGAAGAAGGTAAAATTATTGATTCTATAAATACCAATGAATTAAAAGTGGTTGTAATTATTAATACTACTAATTATCTAGATTTGCATGGAGATGTTCATTTGCCCGGCATATGGAATAAAAGTCTTAAGGAAAATAAAATGATAATGCATCTCCAAGAACATGAGATGGAATTTGATAAAATTATATCTGATGGAGACCAATTAAAAGCGTATGCAAAAAATTACACATGGGCAGAACTTGGATATTCTTACGAAGGAACAACTGAAGGTTTGACGTTTGAATCTACTATATTAAGAAAGCGAAATGAGTTCATGCTTAATCAATACGCTAATGGATGGGTTAAAAATCATTCAGTTGGTATGTATTATGTTAAAATGGATTTTGCTATTAATGACGAAGATTACCCGAATGAGTTTGAGGCATGGAACAAATACTATTCTCAAATAGCCAACAAAGAGGTAGTTGATGAGCGTGGTTATTTTTGGTATGTATTAGAAGCTAAAGTAATCGAAGGTTCGGCTGTTCCATTAGGTAGTAATTCAGCAACACCAACATTAGAAATAGGAAATAAATCAGAGCCGTTTAGCGACACTCTGGAAATTATAGAGCCGGTTAATACCACTCACAAAAGTATAGACTATAATTATTTATTACAAAACTTAAAATTAAAAAAATGACACAAGAAGAAAAAGCACAAAAAGATTTGCTTTTACAAGAGATAAAAGCAGACGTGCAAGAGATTATTAATGATTCTCAAAAAGAGAATATTACTAAAGCTGAGCTAGACACAAAAGTTAATGAAATTAACGAGAAAATTAAAAAGTCTTTAAATAACGAAGATTTAAAAACACTTAAAGAAAGTGTTGATGGACTTGTAAAAGCATCAGCAGACAATGCAGCCGCAATAGCAGCAATGACAGAAAAAGCATCTAAAACCGTAGATGAAACTCCTAAAAGCTTAAGAAGTGCATTAAAGCAAGCTATCTTAGCTAAAAAGGATATGGTTCTTACTGAAAAGAATGATGATAACGGTCAGAGACTTTCTTTAAAAGACCATTTTACCGAAAAAGGAAATAAAACGACTCCTGTATTTAAGGTAGCCGTTGATATGCTTGAATCTAATATCGTTCAGTCTAATGTAAGCACTATTAGATTAACTGAACTTGACCCTAATAGGGTTGGCATTCCTTTAACTGTATATCCACACGTAATGGACTGGGTTCCTTCTAGGGGTATTTCTAAGCCTAATATGTCTGTATTGGTTGCTTATTCTTATGAGGATGGGGTAGGAACAAAAACAGAAGGTTCGGCTCCAAGTAAATCAAGTTTCTTATTTAAAACTGTTTCTTTTGCATCTTTTACAATCGGCACGTATTTTACTCTGTCTGATGAAACGCTTGATGATTTAGAAGAGGCTTTAGATGAGATTTCTATCGTCGCACCTGATAAAATTCAAGATAATGTTGATAAGCAAGTATTAGGCTCAGTAGGAGATGACGCAACGGCTTTGGCTGGTCTTTTAACTGCAACTAAAAATACGGCTTTTGTTCCAGCAACTTATGCAAGTTCAGTTTCAGGAGCTAATTTAATTGATGTATTTACAAAAATGAAGTTATCGGCTTTGACTAATAAATACAGACCTAATACTATTATTCTTAATCCTAATACTATTGATAATATAGCAGCTATCAAAGACCAGCTTGATAACTCTATCATGGATAGAAGGATTAGATTTGATGACATGGGTAATCCTGTTGCAATAGCTGGAATGAGAATTATATCAGCAACTGATATGGTTGAAAACACAGGTGTTGTTCTTGATGCTATGCAGCTTATAATAGGTAAGCGTAGAGAAATGACTATGACAATAGGATATAATGGTACTGATTTAACTGAGGGTCAAAAAACTGTTGTTATTAATGTTAGAATTGCATTTGCAGTAAGAGATAAAGCAGGGGTTATTTATTCAAGTGATTTAGAAGCTGCTAAGGATGTAATTAACGCAGGAGTATAATAATATGAGAAAGTTAATTATAATGTTAATTGCAGTTCTAGGAATTGCTATTAACGCACAATCGCAAACAAAAGCAACAGAAATCACACCTAATGGATATATATCTAATGAATATTATGGATATATATTTGGCACTACAGCAGATTCTCTTACAAATGCTGATACTTTAACGTGGGTGGTAAGATGCAAAGGAAGTCACACTCAAGATTGGAATATTAAATTATATCTTGATTGGGTATCTGGAACAGCAGGAGGCAATTTGTTTGTAACACAATCAATAGATGGTATTACTTATGTGCCGTTTGCAGGAGATACCATTACAGCGAGTTCAGTAACAGCAGATATAATGGATACTCAAGTAATTAATAAGGTAGATTTTCTATATCCTTACTTAAAGTTTTATTACATTCAGACAGGTACAGCAGTTACAATTCCTAAAGTTTACATTTACACAAAAGCAGACTAATGATTGCTAAACTAAAAAGCGGTAAAATAATCAATGGCAGGTTGGCGGATACGTTCGTCAACCTCGGCATTGCCGTTGAGGTTAAAACTAAAACGGATGAACCTAAAAATTTAGATATTGATGTAAATCTAGATAAGCAAGTAAAGCGAATTCGAAGAACAAAAGCTGAAATAGAAGCTGATAAAAAAAATACATAATGAAAAAAATATTATACATAATTATTATATCTATATCAGCAATTAGTTTTGCGCAAACTACAGTATGCATTGATACCGATACAATAAAAGGAGCCGATACTTTGACTTTCACTACAAATAGGCTTAAGATACCGAATGGATTTGTTGGGCTAGAGGCTACATATATAGAAATAACAGGTAGTTCGTCTAATGATTATATGGTCGCTCAAGCTTCACAGAGTGGATATACAGACGGATATGCAACATTAACAACTATAGATAATAATGTTTATACTGCTGGAAATGATACAATAATTTTATCAGGTAATAAAGTAGGATTATGGGGTGTATCTATGTTACCATTTGATTATTTCCAGATAAAAATGTTTGGAGTTGCTGGTGATACTGGTATTTGTAGAGTTTGTTATGTAGCAAAAAGATATTAAATGAGTTTAATAACTAAATATTATTTTAAAGGCGATATCATGCTAACTTCCGGACAGTTGGAAAATATAACATCATGGATAACTATACACGAAGATGATATTTTAAATAAATTACTCGGGTATAAATTAAACACATTGTTGCAGGCTGATTTAAACGGAACAAGTGAACCAACTTCGCAAAGATTTAAGGATTTAGTCGATGGGAATACGTTTACATTTAATTTTAAAGGTAATTCAATTACTAAGAAGTTTAACGGCATACGAAATAAAACAATGCTAAATTCTTTAATATCTTATTATGTATATTATCAATATCGAAATGAAACTGAAGATTTTAATTCAGGTTCAGGGCAAAAACATTCATCTACTGAAAATTCAATAGACGTAGATGTTCGGCCAAAATTGATAAGTAGCTGGAATAAGATTGTCGAATTATATGGAGCTGTTCCATATAATTATTGCGATGCTGATTTTTTTATTAATTCAGATACTTATATACATTATAATTCTTATGCATCAGTATATAATTATTTACTTTCAAATTTAGAAACATATTCGGAATGGGTTTTTGAACCTATTGAGAAACAAAATATCTGGGGAATATAATCATGGTAACTGATACACGTATATTTGTAAATATTTTCGAGAATATAGTTGACTCAATGAGGGCGACAGGCAATATTACATCATCAACTGAGGTGTCAACAACATATACAATTATTACTACAAACAATTTAAATGAAGGTGATTCAATATCAATAAATGATATAAATTATATAATTACTTCAGTAACAGCATCACAATTTAATATAACAGCAATAACAGGCATAGACTTTACGGGTGAAGAATGGAAAGCATTAGCACCTTATTGTATATATGGTCATCCTAGAGAGATAGCTGGAAGGTTGTCGCTAAAAGACCAGTCGGATATAGATAAATTTAGAAAATTTCCTTTAATAGTTTTAATTACAGATTTAAAAGAACAGCATGGAATAGAACCCCGTAATGTAGATTATATTGTACAGAATCCTAAAATAGTAATAGTAACGAATACAATTTCTACATATACATCATCAGAAAGATTAGAGGCTACATTTAAACCAACATTATTACCTTTATATTATCAATTAATCGAAAAAATAAAAAATTATCCGTATATAGTGTCTGAATATAATTTAATTAAACATGATAAATATGACAGATATTCTTGGGGGTCTGAGTCAGTATATGGCAATCAAGGCCTTATATTTAATGATTTTTTAGACGCAGTTGAAATAAATATAGACACAATAAAAGTATCTGTACGTTACAACACTTGTTTATGAGCTTGAATAAATACATATCAACATTTGAAAGAACCGGAAGAGGTTTTACTATAAACGAAAACTTTATTCATAACTGTAAAGGCGCATTTCTAACTAAGAAGGACTTTACATTTATAGATTCTGATTTAGATGATGATGATTATTTTTTTCAAGCATTTGAAAATGGCGATATATTCCCCCTTCATTATGTTAATGATGTGATAATAAACAATAAAGAAATAAATATTTTAGAATCAAATCAAGGATTCACATTTAAAGGCTCAAAGGGTGTTATAAGCCATGTGTTAAAATTTAATTGGGATTTAGCTTTTCATCAGATAATAGAAACCTATTCGGGAACAGACTTGAATATAATTTATTATGATGGGAATAAGAATTTAATTTATACGCAAGATGCTGGTGTTAATCGCGGCTTTAAAACCAATAGATTAATTCTTGAAAATTTTAATCCTATCAGTGACGGTAAAGAGTCGGTTAAAAGTGGATTGAACATAGAATGGTTTAACCCTGATGAAATTAATATAAATGGTCGCACTACGAAATTAAATTGGATTCCTTCTATTATAGATAAATTATTTATAAACATAGTTTTAGGATTAGTAACTTCAGACAAAATAACATTTACAGCTAAATTTAGAGGTGAAACTGTGGCTAATATATTAAATTCAGATATTGAATTGACAGATAATAAAAATGGAAATATATCATTTGCATTCTTTACATTTTCGGGTTTATCTTATGAGATATCTAATTTTAATAAGACATTATCAAATGGTGTTTTAAAGATAAACAGTAATTCGCATCTTGGATGTGCAAAATATAGAGTAACATCAATTATAAGCGTATCGAATAATGAGACTTTCGGAAGTGGTGATAATGAAATTTGGGGTGATGGGAATAATGCAATATTTGGGAATTAAAAAAATTATAATATAATGGATCAGATATTAAGAAGAGATAAATCTCCGACAACAATTAGGACTGGGAAAGCTCTTAGGTTACAGTCAGCCGGGGCAGCTACACCTAGTACATATGATGACGAGTGGATATTACCAGATGATTTTTTAGCTCCTGAGCAATTAGCTATATCTGATAATGAAGATGCTATTGCATTATTAGAATTAGAAGTAGCTGAAGTAAAAGAAACATCTTTCAAGAGATTGTATAAGAATAAAAATTCAGCATTTTCATTTACTCCTGATGTTGATGAACATATAGACCATATAACATTTATGAAGGTATCCGGGAGCCCGACAATTAAAATCGGCACAACTTCAGGCGGTGATGATTTACTAGAAACTAGATTAATGGATGATAATTACAGGGGGTTGGAATCAACAATATACCCAAAAACTGGACAAGTAATATATTTAGGTATAGTTTCTGGAATTGTTCACATAGCAGTCTATTCAAGAATTAACGTAATGGAATTATAATTATGAGTACCTTTGAAGAATTAAATCAACAGCTAAGTGAACTTACTTTAAAAGTAAATAAACTTAAAGAATCAATAGATATTTTAAATGAGATTCAGAAAAAAAGGGAAAAATTAGAGATAGGATTACAGAGATTAGTAGATAATAATTAACTTAAAAATTAAAAAAAATGGCAGAATTAGGAACAAATTGCCCAGTTAGTGTTGACGGTGTTGGAATAAAAGGTTGTCTAAGTGGCAATCCTTTAACGATGCCGCATAAATTACTGCTCGGCAAGCCCGGATTTTTATTCAACACTTACGGGGATTTTATTGATGAGGATGAGATGAACGCAGCTATCGCGGCTGCTAGTATATTTCCTTTAGAAACAATTGTCGATATTGAAGACACATCATCAGAAGACACGGAGGTTGAATCTGGAAATAAGCAAAAAAAAACAACAATGTTCGGTAAGCGTGGGTTCACAGCTTATATGGATATGACTTTAAAACAAAATGAAATTCTCAAAGGTTACGGAGGAATTGGATGGACTATTTTTATAGTAGGAATAAACAATTCTTTAGAGGGAACAACTCCCGACGGTGTAACGGTTACGGGATACACGACATCGCGCGTTGATTTTCCGGGAATGAAAAGAAGCTGGGATACCGCCCAGATATCAAGAACTCCAATAAAAGTTGAATTCGATGATGTTGACGAAATGGATTTGCAAATAGTTTTAGCGCAATACGATGATTTAGGTTACAATCCAAAATTATTAACGCCTACAACTTTAGTAGCAATTACAAATGCAACATTTGCAACCGACACACTTACAGCTACATTTAATGTTGTAAACAATAGGAGTGCGGCCTTAGAGTCAAGCCCTGTTAGTAACGTTGTTGTCGGGGATTTATCGATATACGACCAAGCGGGTGCGGCTATAACCCCATCGATTATTACTGAGTCAACAGTAACCCCTGGAGTTTATACAATGACCGCGACAGCGAATGGAATGACAGGAGGAACAATTAAACTAAATGCTTCAGCTGATAGTTTGCTTTATTCTGAAACTACAGTTATGACAGCAGCGGTATAATGGCTGATGAACTAGATATATTTATAAACAAGATAAAGGGGCTCTCAATAGAGCTTCCTGCTCTTGTTACTCAAGCGGCAAAGAATGTAGAGGCTGAGCTTGCTGATTTAAATGTATCTCAAATGAATGAAGGAATATTATCGACAGGTGAAAAGATAACGCCTCAATATTCAAACGCATACGCAAATTTTAAAGGATTCAAAACTCCAAATTTAAAACTTGAAAGTGATTTTCACAGCGGAGTATTTGCTGATGCAAAAACTGATTATACAGAATTTGACTCAACAGACTATAAGACTGAGAAACTCGAAGATAAATATTCAAGTAATATATTTGGCATAGCACCAAAAAACGAACAGAAACAAGCAGATTTAGAAGACCCGTATTTATTAATATTAATTGATAAAAAACTAACAAGATGACACAAAAACATGAATTAGGACGCACTTTAGCAATTCAAACATCATTCAACTCTAAAGGTGATGCATGGCTAACGAAACAATTGCAAGTAAAACAGATACATAATTTTTCAGGCGGTAAATTCTTAGAAAGATTCGAGTATAAAAACAATAAAGTTACTGTGTATGATTTTAAAGGTAAAGAAATCAAAATTATCGAAAGAACAAAAAAAGAAAGTAAAGAAGATAAAAAAACACAAAATATTTCGAAGCTGTCAAACGCTTCCGCTGATTCGATTCGTAAACCTTCTTAACACTAGCGATGTTCGATGGATTTTAGATGTTCAAGAATTACCTGACAATTATCAAAGTGAAGATTTAAAACCTATAATTGAACAGTTAATGATTGAAGACGAAAAACTATCTGGTAATAATTACTACACTTCATTTATTGAGGATGAGGATTATAAATTAAAAGAAGAAAGCAAAATAATTGCTTACACTACTTTTCAGATGTGTTTAAGTAATGGATTAATTGAGGAATCTGAAAAAATAAAAACCGCATGGAAATTTAAAATTAAAACGTGGGAGGATGCAAACAATAAAGTTCTTAACTTGCAACAGAAATTAAAGATACATGAATTTAAAAATAAAAAAGAAAACGAAGAAACAACGCAATTAAATTATGGTGCAATGATTGCAAATCTTGTGTATTTCTTAAAAATTACACCTTATAACATGACAGTTGCACAATTTAGAGCGCATGAATTACAAGTTAAACAATTAAATACTAAAAAATAAATGGCTAATGCTCAATTCCCTGAAACTACGGCTGCCGTTAGGGCTTTAATAGATATTTTAAAAGAACTTACTGCGCAAATGATATCAACAGCGAGTGAGAGTAAAAAATTATCTACAAGCGATGCTGATTTAGCTGCAAAAAAAAACGCAAATACAGCAGCATCAAGGAATTTAAAAACTGCTCTTACTGCTGAGGAAGTATTATTAAGAGAATTAATAAAGGCAGACGGGCAGATGTCAACTGCTGAAGCTAAACTTACTAATGAATACAAACAAGTTTTAAAAGCATTAATCCAGAAACAGGAAGCGCAAAAAAGAGCCGTTCAAGCGATACGTGATGAAATAAATGGAGTACAGCGATTAACAGCCGTTCAACGTGCAGAAACAGAAACTGCTAGACTAAGCACAGCACAGGGTAGAGCTCAAACATTAGCACAAGAAAGATTAAGAGAGGCAAGAAGATTATCAACTGAAGCAGCTAGACAGCAATTAGGAGTAAATAGAACAAATAATTTAAGTTTCAAGGGATTAATTAAAAGCTTAGGTACACTAGCAGTTGGATATCTAGGAATTAATACAATTGTGCAGGGGACAATAAAATTAATAAAATCAGCTATAAATGTTAACAGGGAATTCGATAAATCTATAACAAATGTTCTAACATTACTTAGTGATGCTGAAAAAATAAAATACGGTGATTTTATAAAATCAGGAGCGATTGATATTGTAGCTGAATATGGTCTTGAAATAAAAGATGTTAATAAAGCGTTATTTGATGCGGTTTCGGCAGGCGTCCCAGCAGCTGAGGCTATTGATTTTTTAAGGAAAAATGCAGAGCTTGCAGTCGGTGGCGTTACATCACTAGGAACAGCAGTTGATGGTGTTACATCAATAATGAATGCGTATGGTATTGAAACAGATAATACAACAGAGGTTACCAGTGCATTTTTTACGGCTCAGAAATTCGGTAAAACTACAGTTGAAGAATTATCTAACTCGGTAGGAAAGGTTGCACCTATTGCGAAACAAGCAGGGGTAGGATATAAAGAATTATTATCCGTTTTTGCTGAATTAACAAAACAAGGTATAAACACAGATGAAACAGCAACTGCAATAAAAGCATCAATAACAGCATTAACAAGCCCTTCTGAGGATGCGCGAAAAACATTTAAAAAACTTGGAATTGAAACAGGAGCGACAGCGTTGAAGGCTAATGGATTAGCGAATACGTTAGGATTAATCTCAGCAGCCGCAGAAGGGGATGCTGATGTTTTAGCTGATTTAATCCCAAATGTCAGAGCATTAACAGGTGTTGGAGCACTAACTACTGAAAAGTTAGCTGAAATGGATAAAATCTTACAAGAGGTAAATAAAGATTTTGGCGAAGGCTCATCATTAACATCAGCATTCAATTTACAGCAAAAAACAGGCGCGGCAATAAGTGCTCAATTGAGGGGGGAATGGGAAAAAACATTAATTATTATTGGAGGTGGTGAGAGTATTTTTAGAAAACTAGGCGATATTGTAAAAAATAGTTTAATAGAAAGTTTACAGAATCTTCGAAAATCATTCACAGCATTTTTTGATGGCGGATTAATAGATAAAATTAAAGTTGGTATAAATTCAATCATAGCCTTATTTAATAAGATTGTTCCTGTATTTTCATTAATCGAAAAATTAACAGGTAAAAAAATAGGCTTTGATATTAAAGAAATAGATACTGCAAAAATAAAAGAAGGTGCGGTTGAGATTGAGAATATTGAAGTAGAATTAACAGAACAGCAAAAAGAAGAGCAGGAATTAAGAACCGCAAAATTAAAAGAAGAAGAGGAAAAACGATTAAAAATAAAACAATTAGCTATAGATTTGGCTAAACAAAAAAACTCTGAGGAATCTAAAGCAATAAAAGCAGAAGAGGAAAAAAGAACAAAATTTATTAAAGAAGAATATGAACGTAGAGCTAAATTTCAAGAAAAGCTTAAAACAGATTCACTAACGGATGAGCAAATAAAAGTTGAAGCATATAGGGATGCAGAAATAGACGCATTTGATGAATGGCTTGATGCTGAAAATGAACTAAGTTTTACAAAGCTAAATGAGCAGATAAATTCTGAGGCTGAATTAAAGCTTAAATCTGACATGGAGGATGTCGATAGAGAAGCAACGAAACAAGAAATATTAGCAGCAACAAAAGAGGCGGCGTTTAATGCTGCTGAAAAAATAATTACAGATAGGGTAACATCAGGTTTAGATGAGAGATTAAATGAAACATTATCATCTTTAGATTCAGAGCAGGAATTATTGCAGAATAAGTTAGATAAAGGGCTAATCTCTGAATCTGAATTTACGAAGAAATCTCTTGCAATTGATAAAAAAAGAAAATACGAGGAAGCAAAAGCAACAAAGAAAAAAGCATTATTTGAAATAGGAATTTCAACATTAGTGGAAGTTGCAAAAGCTGGATTTATAAGTCCACAGGCGTTAATAGTCGCAATATCTGGGGCAGCATCTGCCATTGCCGTAGCGGCCAAACCTTTACCTGCATTTTTTAAAGGTGTTCAGAACTTCGAAGGTGGTTTAGCATATACAGGAGAGGAAGGAAGCGAATTAATAGAAATTCCAGGAAAGGAACCTATTTTATCGCCTGATACTAAAACTAAAATGTTTCTGCCAGCTGGCACAAATGTAATTCCTCATGAAAAAACTAAAAAAATACTAGAAGATAGTAAAAATTCTAATTTAGAACTTAAAGTATTAAAATCAATTGACAATAAATTAGATAAACAGATTGTAACTAATGAGACGAACATAACTCGCGGAGGTTACGAATTTATAGTTAAAACAGCAAATGAAAGAAGAAAATATATAGATAAACATTTCGGATGAACAAAAACAGATATCAATACATAATTACTGATTTAGATACAACTAAAGAAAAAATAATAGATAATGCTCCTGACAGTTGGGCAGAAGTAGAAACTAGCTATGAAAGAGCTAAGACATACGGAACGCTATTAGTTCAGGATACGTTAAGCCTTAAATTTATGCGCGATGGTATATCGGCATTTGATAATGGGGCATATTATTTAATTAGTAATGCCTTAAAAAATAAAGGCACTAAAGCAAATATTCAGATTGAACGGAAAGAATTGAATGCATTTACAAATGAATATGATGATGACTTTATAGGTTTATTAGATTTATCGGCAGATTCAGAATTTAGTGAAACTAGAGATTATATATCAGCAAAAACTATAGATTCAGGTAAGGTCGCTAAATTACTTTCACGTGACGAAATGGAATTGGATGTATTCAGCTTGAAATCAGTAGATGGTGAGACTATGCCAGATTTTCCAGTTTCAACAAAATCAATACTTTATAAGGCTATTGTATTATTTAAATATGCCTACACATCAGGGGCACTTGGATATACTGAAACATTTACAACATCAGGAATTCATAAATACAACTATTATTCAGGCTCCGGGACAATAAATTTATTAGGAAGTAGATATCAGGCCACAGATTTGAGTAATAATTTCACATATAAAAATAATTCTGAATCAGATATTCTAGCTAAAACAATAATTTCAGGAAGCTATAATATCTCTGTAAGTTTTAATAATATAGGCACATTTGTATTTAGTTTAAAATTAATTTATAGAAACAGTTTTGGAACAATAGATGAAACACTTACACTTTTTACTGATACTGTAAATCGGTCAAGTATATCAACGCCATCATTTTATACAATTGCTGGAACATATTCTGGAAATATAGAGCGTAGCGTTGTCGTGAATGGAACAATTGAAATAGTATTGGACACTGATGTTAGCCTGATTGGAAATGTTTTTGTTTCTGCTTCAGTTCCTGCAACTGTAGATATAATTGAAACATATGAAGGGGCAGCTGATAGCAATGTGAGAGGATTATTATCTCATGAAGTAATTAGTAGAGGTGTTCAATTAACTACATCGGAAGCAGATACAACTAAACTAGTAAGGTCTTCAGTGCTAGGTAAAGCAACATCATATTTTCAAAATTACACTGAATCAGGTTATTTATCTAATGAATTCACAACAAACGGTAAAAATATAAGAGGTTTTGTAAGTCCTTTAACTATTACAATTCGAAGCTGGTTTAATAGTATGTCGGCAAGATATCCCTTGGGATTATGGTACGATAAGATAAATGATATTTTTGTAATTGAAAAGCTTGAATATTTCTTTAAGAATGAACAGTTCCCAATACATTTAGGTGAGGTGGGTGAAGTTACGACTACATTTGCCACTGATATATTTTATAATTCAATTAAAGCGGGATATCCAACAACAAAATATAAAGAGCTGGAAGGAATAAACGAAATAAACGCGGGGGTAAATTATTCTGTGTCGATTTCAACAAAAAATATTAAAGATATCAGTAGTGTTTATCACGGTGACAGTGTAGGTCAAGAGCTTGCAAGAAAATTATCTAAACAAGTTGCAGCAACACAAGATACAGATTATGATAATAATGTTTATATAACACACACAGACGGAACAGAAACATCACAAGGAGGAGGCGCATTTAATTTAGTGATTGCAGGCGGATTTTTAGGAATCGAACAAAGATATAATTTAGGCTATTCACCACGGCAGAATTTAACCAGATGGCAAAAGTTTTTAAGCTCTATTTTATTAACTGATTTATATGAAGAAACACAATTTAGGTCAGCAGATAAAAGCACTGAATTTAGTTATTATTATAACTATCAAGACGAAGGAGATTTAGTCAATGAGTCCGATAACGTGCCTCAAGAGTTAGCTGAAAATATAATACATGGATTTTGGTTTAAAGAATTCGAAGCACCTTGCACATTAGCAATAAGGAACGAGCTTAAATTAGACCCTCACAGAATAATGTCATTTTATGATTTTGATGGGACGGAATATTCTGGGTATATTTGGAGTATAAAAATAAATGCTTATGACGGCATAGGTAATTACAAATTATTAATAATAAATAAAGATAGATTATGAGTGAGTTTTTCCCAGATATGAATCAATTAAGATTCCATGTATTAGGTAAAGAAATAGATTATATAACTAATTTACCATCGTTTGATTTAATGTTTCCTAGAATTATTTATCAAAGAGGCGAATTTGCTACAGATTATTATCCGGTTTATCAGTTAAATGCTTCATTGGAAACTCAAGTATTAGTTGTTAGAGATAATGTTATTAGCGCAGGATTATATAATGAAGATGGAAGTTTGGCTGATGGTGACGAATATACAGACGTTAGAGAAGCCGATAATTTCGCAACAATAATTAATATTCAAGCGGAAACATTAGGATTACATTATATAACTCTTGTTTTAAAGATAAATAATGTAAATGTTACATTTATATCAGAATTATTTAATGTTGTAAATTGGGCAGATAAGCAGGACTTAATAAAGATAAAATATTCAGACAATAATAATTCAAATGGTAGATTTTATTTAGAATCCGGAGAATCTATATGGTACGCTATAGCATATTACACTGGTAAAATCGATGTCGAACAACCTCAACTAGATAGGTCGGTATTTACTTCACAGCAAAATAATTTAAAGGTAATACGAAGCACGGTTAGATTAGTAGATAAATTATTCATATCATGCATACATCGATTATATTACGCGAATTTAGCGGCTCAATTATCATGTAATGAAATTTATATAAACGATGTATCTTATTCAGTTGAGAGTTTTGGAAAACTTGATAAAAAAGATGATAATGTTGATGTTGGGGATGTTGAAATTATAATTTCTCGCAATAACAATAATAATTAACAATTTTAATTAACTTTGTAAAAATAAAACTAATGAAAAAATTAGCAATTACAATAATATTGATTATATGTAGCTTTAATATTTTCTCACAAGGCGACGTTCAATACAATTATGTTAAAGTTAATAAAGATTTGACGGTTACAAGACAAATCTATTTTCGAGGAGATACATTAGGCAAGTACATTGATAATCTAATAAGCGGTTCGAGCACTACAGCGTCAAATGGAGTAACTAAAATAGGTCAAGATTTCCAATTAGGCGCAGATTTAACTAAATCGACAACAATTTCGGGCGCTGGATGGCCTATTTATTTTGGTTCATCATTATCAAAACTTAGTACTTTTAATGTAAACACAACAGGAGTAATAACACTAACAACTGATGGCACAGTTTCATTTGTAATTGATGGAATTCCGTGGACTTTCAACGGGAATACGTTTACAAATACTGTTACTGGTGAATACTTCATGACAAATGAAGACGTAAACACAGCAATAGAGGCGTTATTACCTTTTATGTCGTTTAATTTTAAGTATAATTTTAATTCGTTAATTGCTGACTCAAGACCCGGAATAGGTTCATTCAGACTAAACAACGCAACTTATTCACTTGTTGATGAAATCTATATAGATTATTACAACAGTGATAGCGAAGATAAGAGTTTATTTTTAGAGGCTGTTGATACGGGTAGCTATATAACTATTAATTCAGGGTCTAGTGATATTCTTTATCAATTGAATGGTGGAGTTATTGATGCTGGTAATTACTTCAAGTATGAAGTTGAATATATAGGGAATTCAGGTGTTATATCTGGATTATGTACTATAGATATTGAGTTAAATAATAATACAGGTAGTGGCGGTGGAACTGTAGATTCATTATATTCAGCATATGCAAACAAATGGCTTTTAAACGGTGATACAATTCCGGACACTACTAATTTTTCAATAAATTCTGATACGGCTAATATAGTAAAAACAACAATATGGGAAACGATATGGGTAGATTCGGTGCTTTCAAAAGAGGCTGCAGGGTCTATTGAGATAGGCGGAGGATTAGCAAACAATGTAAATGTAAAATCTGATGAAATTATAATTAACGCACAGGCAGGAGCATTAGATTTAATATCTAGCTCATCTATAAATATTGACGGTAATTTTCAAATAACAACGCTTGACAATAAAGAATTCAGTGTAAGTGGTGATTCAATAAGTTCAGAAGATGGTAGAATAAGAGTTAAAACAATAATTGCAGGAATAGGTGGATTTATAGGCAATTTATTTGGAAATAAAGCGGTTATAGATTCGCTTATTGTAAATGGAGATACAATTTTAGGAACATACTCAGCTAAAACCTATATTGAAAGTGAAAGTTTTAATCAATTAAAATTAAGCGATACAACAATATCGACACATGTAAAAAACAGGATATATGTTGATAGTGCAACGCAGGGTTTAGTTTTTCAGGATGATATAAGCGGGAATTGGAATATAGGTTCAGAGGTTGGGGAGAGATACTACAACCCTTCTGGTTCAATTATAACTAACGGGAGTGTTGTTCGTTTAGATAGTTGTCATATTGCGACTAATGGGCATGCTTATGGTAGTGTATTTTTAGCTGGTAATTCAACATTCGACAGTACAATGGTTTTAGGTATAGCGACTACCGATTTACCAGCAACTGGATATGGTAGAGTGGTATTTTTAGGCCGGATAAATGATTTAAATCTTAGCGGATTTAGCGGGAGTGTATATTTAGGCAATAACGGAGTTAAAATTGATACATCGCCAAATCCACCAAATATTAGTGTATTATTAGGGACAGTTATACGTCAACATGCGACAGAGGGTTCGATGTTCTTTAACCCCTCCCTCCCGGATTATTCACCACGACCTACTATTGCAGCAAGATTCACCGAAGAAACTGTAAATGTAACAAATCCCGGAGCTGGGCTTTACGGGTTAATCACTAACGGGACAAATGATTTGTTTCAACCAACTATTGATGTAGGATTTTTATTAGTTGGTGATAGTGTACAAGTACTGCAATCTGGTGAGTACGCTATTGATATTGCTTTTTCATTATATAATTCGGCTACGCAAACAGATGACTACAGAACAGCTATATATGTCAATGGGGTAATAGAATTTTCAATGCTTCGTAGCGTATCTAATGTCTCAAAAGGTGTTAATTCTTATCCTATATCCATTTCGTTAAATGCTGGGGATTGGGTTAGTTTTAGGATAGCTAATCTAAATACAGGAATTAGAAATTCAGTGTTTAATGATGGTTCAATCAATATAATTTATTTAGGAGAGCAGCAATGAGAAAACTATTAATAATATTACTGTTGTTTCCTGTTATTTCGAGCGGGCAAAATTTACTATTAAGAAATAATACAGGAAAGGTTTTAAGTTTTGGCAATTTGGGGATAACTATTCCAACACCTTTTTCTGAAAGAATGTTAACCTCATATCTTGAGATAAATAGCGGAATTACATATACACAAGTAGAACAAGATACTATATTAAGCAGACTTTCTGAAGATTATATTGTTGAAACATTTGGCGTTGATGGGCT